ACACCCTGTAGTAGCTTACCGCCAACATTCACACGATACACAAAGCTATTTCCAAGTTTCTCACTATAGGAAGGATAAACTTTACTGATCCTACCAATTTTATCCACATACTGAGGTTGTACTTCATTTGAAACGATCCGTACTATATCACCTCTCTTAAATTTTGCCTCCATTATTCACCCTCCCCAAATACATCTGTTTTTTCCATTTCTTTTTGTCTGGCTATTGCCTCTAATTCTTCTTGCTTCAAACGCTCCATTTCAGCCTTAGCATCTTTGATAAGGTAGCTCATCTCCACATAGGTTTGTCGGCTCATAGCTCCATCGTTAAACTGCTTAGATATATCAGCAAGTGTTTCGCTAACATCTTCACCAAACGGCTCCTGAAATTCGTGTCCTAACTTCAAAGCCTCATATTCATCTTTATGCTGGTAATCCAGAACATTACCCAGGATAGCACGTAAAAGGTTGCCTGTTCGATTCATGTAACCATCGTGCGTTTCTTTCCTCTTATCAGCCTTAATCACAGCAAGTAGCATAACCTTTCTGATAGCCTTAGCGGATAAATTGCCCATTTCTTTCATATTATCAAAGTCGATATTAGGAGTAAATGACTTTGAAAGAATGTGCTTATCTAATCGCTCGTATTCGTTTTTCTTACTTTCAGAAGCCTGATCCCATGTAAGGTACTCTATTTTACCACCATTTTTTAGGATAAAGAGTTTGGCTTCTTCCTCAGCCTTTGGTAAGCTATTAATAACGTCAGCAGTAGCAACCATAGCAGGGTTAGCAAACCTATCGTTTACATCTGCATCAGTTGATTCCAGGCTTTCTACACGATGGATCATAGGCTGAGTGCCTTCATGTTCTGGCTCCTGTTCAAATACAATAGCAGGGATCTTACCTACCATATTGGGAATAGCCCTCACTTCCCAGCCCATATTTAAGCGTTTACAGTAGTAAATTGTATCATCCCGATATATATCCACATGATACACGCTTTTATTACCTGATTCAGTAAGATAATACCCCCAGGCAAACGCTGTCAGTCGCTTGTACTGATCCTTTATAAGAAAAATATCATCCCCATTCTGCTTAGAAAGTACGTTAAGCACAACGGCTGGTTTTCCTTCTTTATTTCTGTAAACATGGTAAAGCATAGCAGAAGTACCCTCAGCTCCAGCAACACGCTTAGCCTCTCTCACGTGGGCATTAAAGCGAAGATCTTCTAAAAGCTGGTTATACTGTTCAAAAGCATAATCTGTATCTTTACTACGTTGTAACCACTTAACAGGTCTGCCATACAGGAAAACCAAAGCGATCTCGTTTATAAACACCTGGTAAGGAATTGGAATTTTCCAGCGTTTTTGCCATCTAAGGAAATTACCTTTTTTATCCAGTACCGCTTTATCCTGGCGTTTCATAACCTCATGGTATTCTACCCTATACTCCAGTAGGGCTTTCTGAGCAAAGCCAGATCTATCCTGCATCATACTCAAAGCCCTGGCTATATCTTTAGATCCTAATAGGCTTGTAAAATTCTGCTGATAGCCTACAGCAGCTTTCACTTCATTTTTTACAGCATCTACAACATTTAGTAATCCCATAATTCAATCAATTAATAATTAACTCCTAATCGTGCCTCTATATCATCTGGAATATTAAACTCGTTATAGTCAAACCAGCAGCGCATTAAGAATACATCTCTCCAGTCTGGCGAACATTTAATATCCAGTTTTATTTCATCCTTTGGTTTTAGCTTCAATTTTCCTTCACTATCCGCATTCCAGGTTTGCAACTGTTCCAGCTCCAGAATTATCTGCTCTCTATCAGCCTCGCTTATCAGATCCTCATCTATGCCAAACTCAGAAGCATTAATATGCTCAGCCAGCTTATAACCGCACTGAGTTTGTAGGTTATAGTAGTTCTCACCATTCAAAGCACTACTGTTATTCACAAAGCCTTGTATATCGCAATTATCTACAACTCCACCACCTACACCATCTTCATCCGCTATACATTTCCATTTCGGGATCCTATACTTTTTCTGATAATGCCTTATACAGTTTTGTATCTCGGTGGTTTTGCTAACAGGGTAGCACCTGAGATCTACAACCTTGTAGCCATCCCAGACACAAATACGGGCATAATCGGAACCGAATCGGGCTATATCGGCTGTTAGGTAGTAAGATCCTGTAGTAACAGCCAGAATGTTGTTGAAAATGGCTACAATAGCATCGTGAGAGCAAAGAGCATTCGGATTATCATCGTACTCCCAGTTACCCTTAAGCAATCGCTCTTTCTTTACCTTATCTTTAGTAGTCCTAAGCCCTTCTATGTAGTCAGGATCTATAAACGGGTTTTCCTGAACCAAACACGCCAGGTAATACATATAATTAGCAAGATCCCCCCTTTTAGCTGGTTTATAGAATGTATCATACATCCAGTTCTTTTTAGGGTTACAAGTGATAAAGAGCTTACGCCTTAATCCAAGCTCAGCGTTTAAATGCCTACCTATACGAGTTTTTAAGGTATCATAGGCTCCGAAGTTTACCTCTCCACCTTCCTCTATCCAGCCTCCAGTGTATTCAATGGATCCGTAACGCTCATAAAGAGGATCACCAGGTTTATACTGGAGATCCAGCAAATCTATTCGGGATCCATTATAAAACTCAATGTAGTTATATTGCCCATTATACTTATAAAGGGCATCATCTACCCCATACTGGTTACAAACTTTGTAGAAAGTGATTAAGGTTGATTGAGTGATACGCTTTAGTTCGGCACGACCTATAAACCATTTTGATCCAGGATAACAAAGACACATGAAAAGAAGCCAGGCTGCTCCAGTCCAGGATTTAGCACCACCAGCAGCACCACCATACAATAGCTCTACGTGTTCAATATCAGTAAGGATCTGGAGAGCCTTTTCTTGCTTCTCATGCTTCTTACCATCCTTAACCGTTATAAAGTCAAAACAGCCACGCTTGAACAGCTCTATTTTTACTGCAAGGGCTATCGGTATCTGTATGTCCTTACTTTTTGCCATTGATCTTTTCAAGCAGCTTGTTATACTCTAACAGTTCCTCAGTAGTCAAAGCGGATAGATCAGGAGAGAAGGAACCAGATACATTAGCATTTATATCACCTTCTATCGGTTGAGTGGATCTTCCAAAGATCCTATCAAAGATCATCTCTACAGTGGAAGTACGACCAAAGCGAATATCTGAGAAGATAGCACTAATGATATTACACACCCAGATAGGAGTAATACTATCCTCTTTGTTTGCATCAGCCATAATCTTATTAAG